CTCCCTATTAAGTTCCCCAACGAGTCTTAACCTTAAGCCCGTGTTCTAACAGAGAGAGAACGTCCGTTTGCTTTACCGTCCTTACCTGACCTTATCAGGACACGCCCGGCGGTGTGTTAACATTAACCACCGGGTGTGGTGTGTGGGTGATGGTTAAGCGGAAGGGGCGGAAGGGGTTAGCTTATATAATCAATAAAATCAATGAAAAACTGATAGAGTATTAACTACTTCTTTTAAGTTTTCTACCGTTGTTGTTAATGTAGTAATATGTTCTTTTTGCTCCTTAATAAGATGCAGATTACTTACTCTTTTTGATTCCAATCTATCAATCATTTCTTGTTGCTTATCAATAAATTCTTGTCGATCACTTAGCGCTTCATTCAATGCTTTAATGATTGAATTTTGCGCTACCTTCAACATTTCCAATTCATCGATCATATCTTGTGCTTGTTTTAATTCAATTGCATGTTTATTAATTTTAGCCTTCATATCAATGTTTTCTTTATACATTTCATTTATCTTAGCATAACAATCGTTCCATGCAGGCATATAACCGTCGTCCATATTTAATATTCCTTTCCAGATATTACATCAACATTATTACCCTCAGTTACCACAGAATCTATGATTTCTTTAATAATGTTATTTCTAATAGTTCTAGCTACGAGATCAACATTAAAACTGTAGTAAAAATATTTACATAATGGCGTTCTATATTTAAAGCTAAAATTATCGAATCTTACTACAATATCCCATATACCGGCTCTGTCATAAGCTGGTTCTGCCTTACCTTTAATTAAAGGATTAAGCCTTGCGACTACCATATAAGCATAGTCTTTCATATCCGATGGTTCAAAACTGGTATGTGTCGTCTGCTTCTGCATAATAAAATTTACCTCCCATAAAATAAACGTCGTACTCTTCATTAGAGCCGCAATACTCTTTGTTGCGATTGTGCCACTGTGCATATCGCATCGGTTCTGCATCTACGATAACGTCATTTAGCTTTATTGTCATTTTGCCTCCTTTCCACTGTAATGTTAAGCCCATATTTCCTATTTAATATTTCAGCGTATTTACGTTTAAATCTTAATTCTCTGTCAATATTAAAATCTTCATCTATTGTCATTTTAGTTGGGTATAAACTGCTTACGTCCATTACTGTCTCCTTATAAAATAAGTTTAATAGCCTGTTCCGCTTTAACCTTCACTCTCATGCTCGTATATCTGACGTTACCTAACTTGAACATTTTACCCAGCCACATAAGCAACGTTTCTGATTTGCTACGAGTAAACATCGTGTTTTCTTTATGGTCGTTAATCGTAAGTGCATATTTAAGTGCACATGAAACGTCATATTTTTCATCAATGAAAATCAGCCCTAACTTGCTATCTTGCCAAACTCCAAACGTTGCGCCCTCGTATTCAATAGCAAAAACGTGTTTAGCCTTAGCCGTCCTTTCACCTAAGAAATTAACATTGTCATCAACATAGTCCCCGTATTTAGCATACTTTCCGTAGTCAGTTTTATCAATCATTTTCAGGAACTTACATTTAGCCTTATCTTCTTTCATTTCATCAGTGCTAACCGCCCATTGAAAAAGCACGTTTTCACTATACCATATTTCACCTTTGTTAACGTTAGGGATATTAAACGCCGGGTGCATATGATAAGGATTGTAAAAGCTAGTATTGTTACCCAAAAGAAAACAAATAACTTTATCCCTTTCACGGTCAATCGTATGATAAATAGATAAAAATAAATCCGGTTCACTCCACCCGTTTATATATCCTGAACTTTGTTTTTCCTCTAGCATATATTCATCAAACAATAACCACTTAACGTTAGGAAAAGAACGTTTCTTAATTTTAACCGCCTCACTTAATGCAAGGCAATAACCTAACGTTTGTTCCTCCACCTTATCCCCGTTTTCGTCCTCAATTTTCAATATCATTTCTTCCGTGGTCGTTTCTATGCTAGTATTAGAAAACTCTTGTGCTATGACTTTAGCAAACGCTTTTTCAAATACACCCTTTTTCTTTTCGTCTTGCGTCCTAACCAGATACACAAATTCTTCCCCTTTACTTAACGCCCGTTCAAGAAAGAACCCCTCAACCGTGTAACTTTTACCTATGGAACGTTCACCATTGATAAGGTTAAAACACCGTTGATAAGGTAGTATCTTCTTTATGTTCCAATACTTTCCGCCGTATTTCATTCTTATTACCTCCAATTAAAAAGGTTAGTCAATGTTTCAACGTAGGCGCAACCCCAAAATTGCAATCGGCGGATTTCACCCCGTAGCACCCGACGCAACCGTTAAAACTAATTAACTAACCTTATGCGTCAATCTTACTATATTAAGTTTCTAATGTCAAGTACTTTTTATAGAAAATGGAATATCTTTCAAAACAATGCCGCCGTTAACGTGTGTCATTCCTAACTTACCGTCATAACTTGAACCTGTGCGGAAGTTATCCCACGTTACATACTGATAGCACCGTTCAGGCATACCCGCACAAGTTATATTAAGTTCGCCGTCTATTTCCTCTATATAGCTTTTCTGCCTGATAAACCTAGCGCGTGTAAAAGTGCTTTCATGTTTCCACGCTCCTAACTTAACCGGGTCAACCTCTAGCATATCCGGTATTTCAGTTCCAATTAAGTGTAAGCTGTCAGTATCAGCATATACAAAGCGGTCGTAAACCTTTTGTGCGGAACTAATAGTTTTGTACCTAGCCCATGCCGTTATAAAAGTTCCAACGGGTATATAGATGGGGTCACGGGTTTCCTTTTCGCCTAACTTATACTTAACAACCCCGTTATCATACCACGGAATTTTACTTTGTACATTTGGATTTAATGCGAACTTACCATATAAAGCGTTAAGCATAAGTTTAGCAAGCGTTCGCATAGCCTTATTACCGTTCAACGTGCTTTCCATTTTAACCTTGTTCCACTTGTCAATATATTCCTTAAACAGTCCAACGGTTGACTTGAATTTCCACCCGCTATGATATTCAATGTTATACACGTTATAGTGTTCAAAGAATAATTCTAAATCAACATTAGTTAAGCAAAGTGTAACGTCCTCCCCGTCTGAACTTTCAAGGTATTGTGTAGGAACAAAAGCTAGATTGTTTTTTAACTGTATTGTTGGAATGTAACCTGGCTTTAATTCAAATTGGCACGTAAACATTTGAACGTGCAAGTTATATATCTTATCAGGTTCGTACTTGCCCTTAAAGAAAATTCCTTCCCCGTATGGTAACGGTTGATAGTACATCACAGAGGGGTAAAGGCTGTTAACGTCTAAAACAATACCGTCTTGTAAATCAATTTCTTTATACTTTGGATTAAGGTAAGTAAAGCCGCCCTTATATGACTGTCTTATGTCGCTATCATAATCAGGGATAGGAAACCACTTGTTAAAGTTCTTTGTTCCCACAGTCCTTTTGTAGTCAAACAGTGCGTTACTTCCTTGTGTCATTTTGGTTAAGCCTTGTTCAAAAAGAATATGCAAAGCCCTTGCCATTATTTCAACGTCGTTTCGTAAATAGTCAACTTCTTCTTTTGTTAATATATGACCCTTTTCCCGTGTTTCGTTGTAATCAATTTCTAGTTTGCTAATAGGCAAGTTGAAACCTTTAGCAATAGCCGCAACGGAAAACGGTAAAATCTTTAAGGAATCATAAATTGTTAAGCAATCTTTTTCTTTTCCTTTTCGTTCAAAACAAATTTCCATTGAATAGAATTGCCCTTTGTCACTGATAAGCGTTGTAAAGGTATTCTTTTCTAAGTCCCGTCTATCTGCTACAAACTTAAATCCATTTTCAAATAACCAACATAAAATAAACTCCCCGTCAAACTTTAAGTTATGAAAGTATGTTGTAACCTTACGTTGCTTTTTAGCCCATCCTATAAAGCCGTCAATATCATTCATGTATATAAAATTATCCGGGTTTCCTATCTCACAAATACCGCAAGCCCATACACGGCAGTCGGTGGGGTCGGTAGTCGTTTCAAAATCAGCCGTAAACAATGCCATGACTTACCCCCCTATTATTGATTATTCTTGTGCTATGCTTTCTAAGTACCCGGCTAAGTGTTCCGTCATAGCGTCAATCTTAACTTGCACTTCCAACGGGTCATAGATAAAATCAATTTGTAAAATAGGGTCGTCATAATACATTTGTGTTAATGTTTCGGCGTTCATTTGTTTAGCTATGTCAATCAATTCACGCCCTTTTTCACCGAACGCATTTTCTAAGCCTTTTATAAAGTTCTCCTTATAACGTTCGTATTTTTCAGCGTTGTAACTATCCTTTGATTGCTTTTCTACACTCTCAACAAACTTGTTCCAATCTGATTTTTTAATCTTGTCAATGTCGTACTTCTTAGGTTTAAGATTGTTATTTCTAACAGTTCCCATTGTACCCTTTTCCGTGGACGGTGCGGCTTTTTTGAGTTCAGCCGCCCGCCGTTGGTTAATTGCTCTAACTTTAATTTCAATTTCTTTCTTTTCGTATGCGGTTGTTTTTACTCCCTCTTTTGTAACAATCGGCTTTTCCGCACCTTTACGCATGAATCTTTCAAGCGAGTTTAAAGCGTTGTTGTAATCACGCCTTGTCTTGACGGCGTTCTTAATGTCTTTAGTTGATTGTTTAGGGGGTAAAAATTCTTCTAATTCAGGAACTTTTTTTAATAGGCGTGTACGTTTGGCGTTGAACTTTCTAACCGCTTTAGCTAGTTCTTTTTCGTCAGTGTCACGCCACTTAATATTATATCTTTTTTGCATGAATAAGGTACTCCTTTATACTCAATAAGAAAACCTCTAGTTTCAATTTTGGAATACAAAACAATGTCACTTAAAACGCCATAGTTAACAGTAACGCCGAACCGTTTAGAAAGGGAATAAGAAATAAGTTCCCGGTTCTCATTCAGCTTTTCCATGAACTTATCTAAGTGATTGATACTTGAAAACATATAAGTTACACCCTCAATAGTCGCTTTATATGGGCTTAACTCTAACTTGTAAACAATGCCGTTTCTAGTCATCATATTAAAAATAACGGGCAAGCGACTGTTAAGCCGCCGCCCGTGTACCTCCTTATCTTATTTAAAATCAACGTCGAATGTCAACAGCTTTCTTTCCCCTTTGGTAATCTGCTTAACTACAAGCGGTAACGGTGTTTCCCATGACGGCGCACCGAACACTTGAATGATTTTCTTGATTGCGCTATACACGCCTAAAGAAACCGCCTGATAACCAACGCCTTTATCGTCGATAATGACGATACGGGGGCAAGCCTGTTTTTCGCCCGTCTGCTGATTGATACAGTCAACGACTTCACAGAAAAGGTCTTTAGCGTTAATCGTCATATTGATACAATCGCCTACCCGCTTTTCCGGGTTGTTCATAGCCTTAAATAACATAGCTTTTTCAGCCGGGGTATTCGCAACCAGTGAACAGAACGTTGTCTGTCTGCTTGTAAGGTCAGCGATAAAATTTTTGTTATCGTCCATAGTTACCGGGGCTAATGCCGTTGATGTTTCGCCGTACTGTTCGTTACCGAAAGGTGTGTTATTCTCTGCTACCGGATTAAATTCGTTGTTCTGATTTTTCATGTTAAATTCTCACTTTCTCCCCGTCGTGCCGTTAGGTCAGCAATTCTTACCGTTTCTTATTTACTTGTTTTTGCGTCTGCCTTGTCGTCCTTTTTCTGCTGACTTGCGGGGCGTTCAACCGGAACACTATATTTAATGAATGTTTCAAAATCCATTCCCCGGACTTCCTCTTTAACGTCGATTCCTAAAACAACCACGCTAGGAACTTCTTTGTATTTTGCTTTAGCAAGTTTCAATGCCTTGTCGTCCTTAACCGCCACCGTACCAACGTTAACGATTGGTTCAAGTTCCTTTGTTTCGATTTTGCCTTTAACTACGTCAACTCTTGCAACCTTAATCGTGCTTGTAATAATACTTCTTGAAAAATCTGCTCTTGCCATGTCTTTTCTCCTTTTCATTAACTGATAGTTTATAAGTTATTCTTAACCCGATCAACCTCCTCTTTTGATCTACATTTAGTATACCATAAGTGGGTAGAAAATGCAAGTGTTTATTTCTATTTTCTGCAAAAATATTTTAAAAGTTTCCGGTATGTGTTATAATAGATAGTAGAATAAGAAAGGAGGTTGAACCCGTGGACATTAACACATTGATTCAGTTAGTAGGAAGTTTGGGCTTTCCCATTGTGGCTTGTGGTGCGTTATTCTGGCGTATGGTTAAGAGTGACGAACAGCACAAAGAGGAAATGTACAAAATGAGCGAAGCCCTTAACAACAACACAAACGCAATCGTAAAGCTAACAGAAAAGTTAGACAAGGAGGGTTAAACATGACAGTAACAGCCTTTAACTTACCACAAACCGTTAGCGTTGCATTACTTGTTATTGCGGGGCAGTTTGGGAACGGTGAGGAACGGAAAGAAAAGTTGCGTAAGGCGGGTTATAACCCTAATGAAATTCAGACTTGCGTAAACGAGTTGTTACCGATACTTAACAAATACGGAGGTTAACACATGGCAAGTATTCAAACGGCTTATAATTGGGCTATTGAAAAGTGTAACGCTCCTAACATTGGTTATAGTCAAACGAACCGCATGGAAAAGACAGTTAACGGCATCACATATTATGATTGTTCATCATTTATATGGTTTGCGTTACTGGCGGGCGGATTCGATTGTGTAAGTGCTAACGGCGGTTCTACGTGGGCTTTTACTACTAGCACTATGGCTAAAGCATTGAAATTGTTAGGTTTTGTTAAGTATGGAACAACGCAACCGTGGTTGCCCGGTGATATTCTCATTCGTACAGGTCATACGGAAATGGCGTTTGACAGTAATCATACTATGGGAGCACATTCCAGTAAAGTACCGTTAGACCAGCAAGTAAGTATTAACTCTAACCCCTCAACCGCTAGTTCATGGCTTGAATTATGGAGATATGAAAGCGGTGCAAACACACAATGGATTAAAGGTAACCGTTACTTAACAACCGGGGAAATGCAAAACAATGCACAGATTATTTTCCCATACCTAACAAGCCGTGGTTGGACGGTAAACGCCGTTGCGGGACTGTTAGGCAATATGCAAAAAGAAAGCACCATTAACCCCGGAATCTGGCAGAATCTAAGCCCTAACCCGTCGTTAGGTTGGGGATTGGTACAATGGACACCGTCAACAAACTTTACGGATTGGGCGGCGGCGAACGGTTACGCCAACGACGACGGCGACGCACAGTTAAAATGGATTGATGAAGTTACCGTATCATTCGGTCAATGGATACCAACAACGCAATACCCGGAATCGTTCGGAGAATTTAAGGTTAGCACTATGACACCGGAATATCTGGCAGATTGTTTCTTAAAGAACTTTGAGCGTCCCGCAGAAATCGACCAACCAGACCGCCAACGGTACGCCCGGTATTGGTATGATTGGTGGGAGGGTTCACCCGTACCGCCGCCGAATCCTAACCCCGAACCGGATTGGAAACCGTCAATGCCTATATGGTTAGCTTTAAAAAAATATTAAATGTTTCACGTGAAACATAGAAAGGAGTATTAAACATGGCAGTAAGAACACGTGATGAAATATTAGCCGCTATTCGTTCCCGTTTGGGTGACGACACTAGCGACGATGCACTAGCTATTATTGAGGACGTAGACGACACCTTTAGAGATTATGAGGTCAGAACGTCCGACGACTGGAAAAGCAAATATGACGAACTTGACGCAGAATGGCGTAAGCGTTACCGTGACAGATTTTTCCAGAAAAACGAAAACGAAGAAACAACCCCGGAAAAAGTCGTTGGGGATAACGAGGACGACTTAAAGGAAGAAAGCGAAGTTAAGAGTTTTGATGAACTCTTTGAGGAAAAGGAGGATAACAATGGCTATTAAACCGAAACAGGCGACGTTAAACGCAAACAGCGTTGAAATTCTGAATACTATCAGGAACAGTGCGACCCCGTATTACAAGCAGATGATTCCGCAGGCTAAAGCTAACACGGGTTCCATTCGTCAGATTGGCAACATTATGATGAACTACGAGCCTTTACAGAACGAGTTTTTATCTGCCCTTTACAACCGAATTGGAAGGGTTATCATTACAAGTAAAATGTACTATAACCCGTGGGCACCGTTCAAAAAAGGCTTGATGGAGTTAGGCGAAACGGTTGAGGAAATCTTTGTTAATATCGCAAAGGCTCACACGTTCAACCCGGAAACCGCTGAAACTAACTTTATGAAACGAGAAATCCCGGACGTTAGGGCGGCTTTCCATACCATGAACTATCAGAAATTTTACAAGGCTACAATCAGCAACGACCAGTTAAGACAGGCGTTCTTATCGTGGCAGGGTATTACCGACCTTATCGCAAAGATTGTAGACGCTATGTATACCGCCCATAACTATGATGAATTTCAGGTTATGAAATATATGCTTGCCCGCAATATCTTAAACGGTTATCTTTACCCAGTAACGGTTGCACAGGTTGACAAGGAAAACGCCCCCGATATTGTGACAGAAATTAAAGCAATTTCTAACGAATTGGTGTATGAAAGCCCTGATTACAACCTTAACGGCGTTTACACGTTCACCGAAAAGAACGACCAGTTTATTATCACCAACGCCCGCTTTGATGCGGTAATGGACGTTAACGTTTTAGCGTCTGCCTTTAACATGGATAAGGTTGAATTTATGGGGCACCGTGTACAGATTGACGGGTTCGACCGTATCGACGAAAACCGAATGAATGAACTTTTTGCCGACGACCCTAACGCCGGGTATGTTCCGTTAACAACAGAAGAAAAAGCGGCACTGAAAGCCGTACCCGCCGTATTGATTGACCGTGATTACTTTATGATTTTCGACAATCTGTATAAGTTCACAGAAGATTACAACGGTGAGGGCTTATATTGGCAGTATTGGTATCATGCGTGGAAAACCTTTTCAACTTCCCCGTTCGCAAATGCGGTTATTTTCGTGCCGGGTACACCGGGCGTTACTTCCGTTACCGTTAGCCCCGCAACCGCAACCGTAAATAAAGGCGCTATGTTACAGCTTAACGCCGCAGTAGTTACGGAGGGATTCGCCCCTAAATCCGTTGTGTGGAGTATCAACAGTGAACTTTCAACTATTACACAGAACGGACTGTTAAGCGTAAGCCCGGACGAAACCGCTGGAACTATTACTGTTACCGCTACAAGCACGTTTGACGGAACAAAAACCGGAACTGCTACTATTACCGTACCCGCATAAGGTAAGCACGTTTCACGTGAAACATTAATGTTAATGTTTCACGTGAAACATTAAGGAGGTAACAACATTGTATATTGCACCGAATACAACTATACGTTTGTTAAAAGACGTACCTCTTGATAACACGTATAGAAACACGATTTACTTTACAACGGAGGCGAACCAGACAGCCTATTTTCAGGGTAAAACAAAATACACGTTCGCTAATCAAAGTTACCAACGTGTTAATAGGGGTGTGTTAAGAGTTGCAAGAAAAGCAGATGATTTATATGATTGCAACTATTTAATGTTCCAAAATACAAGTTATGGTAACAAATGGTTTTATGCTTTCGTTGTAAGCGTAGAATATGTAAATAACGAAACGGCAGAAATTACCTTTGAAATTGATGTTATGCAAACGTGGCATTTTGACTATGATGTTAATATGTCGTTTGTTGAACGTGAAATGTCAGCGCTTGACGGTATAGGCGACAACCTTGTACCGGAAAATCTGGAAATTGGTGATTATATTTACGAGGATTTAGGGTTAACAAGTTTGTTTAGTATGTATCAGATTGTTATAGCCGCAACGTTTGATACTAGCATGGACGATGCAACCGGGGGAATGTACGGCGGCGTATTTTCAGGGTTACACTACAACGTGTTTAGCACGTGGCAGAGTGCATCTAGCTTTATCGCAGAGGCAACCGAACAGAACAAAGCAGACGGCATTGTTTCTATTTTCATGTTACCCGTAGCGTTTACCGCTGATTTTCAAGCGACCATACCGGAGGCGTTTAACATTGAAAGGGATAAGCACACGAACAACATTGACGGTTATGTACCTAAGAATAACAAATTGTTTACTTACCCTTACAACCTTTTGTATGTAACAAATAACGAGGGTTCAGTTGCTAACTATGCGTTTGAATATTTTGACAGTGAAAAATGCAACTTTAACGTTAGCGGCGCAATGTGTTGCACACCTGAATGTATGCTTGTGCCCCTTAACTATAAAGGTGTTGAAAAGAACTACAATGAAAAGTTAATCATTGGTAACTTTCCACAATGCGCCTACACCGTTGACACGTTCAAAGCGTGGGTTGCACAGAATCAAAACCAATTAGCGTTAAGCGCAATAAACGCAATAGGCACAACCGTGGCGGGCGGTGCGGCTATGTACGCAAGTGGCGGGTTAGTTGGCACTGGTATGGCTTTAAGCGGTATTCAACAGATAGGGTCACTTGTTGCAAGCGTTTCCGACAAAAGCACATTGCCACCACACGCAAGGGGCGGGGGTGGTTCTATCATTAACATGGCTAACCAGATAAAAGGGTTTCAATTCTTTTACGCACACATACGCCGTGAATTTGCGGAAATCATTGATAACTATTTCAGTGTTTACGGTTACGCAACGCACCGGGTAAAAGTTCCAAATAGGGTTATCCGCCCACACTGGAATTATGTTAAGACTGTCAACGTTAACTTAACGGGTTCAGTTCCCGCCGACGATATGGCAAGGTTAAGAAGCATTTACGACAACGGTGTTACGTTCTGGAGAAATGGCGACGAAGTTGGAAATTATGCACTTGATAACAGCGTAGGTGCATAGAAAGGAGGTTAAAACATGGGTAAAGGAAAGCGGGAAAAATGGGAAAGTGCTTTACTCAATAACCGCACCTATTTACAGTATTACAACCGCCTATTAGAGTTAGCTATAAATATGTATGAATGGAAAAATTTGCCAGATACCGTTGACGAACGATTTTTAGAATTAACGTTGTTTTCGGACGGTATGGCGGTTTTCTTCCGTGACGATATTTTAGACGAATTGTGTTTACAATGTATGATAGGCGGCGAACTTGATGTTTACAGAATCCCTATTGACCGAACCGCATACGCCACTAACGGTTATCAAATGCGCCTTAACAATCAAAACAGCGTTATCATATTCAATAACTACACGCACACTAACAGTATGCTTGACGTTGAAATGTACGCCCGTAGATTGTATGAGATTGAACGCACAATAGACGTTAACGTAAAGGCGCAGAAAACCCCGTTAATTGTAAGGGCAACCGAAAACCAGCGGTTAACAATGAAAAATTTGTATATGCAATATGACGGGAACGAACCTTTTATTTTTGGTGACAACAATTTAGATATGGACGCTATAAAAGTTCTTCCTACTAACGCCCCGTATGTTGCCGATAAGTTAAACATACTTAAACGGCAGATATGGAACGAAGCGTTAACGTACTTAGGTATAGAGAACAGCAACACCGAAAAGAAAGAACGTCTTGTAAGTGATGAGGTTAACAGCAATTTAGGCGGCGTAGCGGCACAACGGTTTTGTAGGCTTAACGCAAGGAGAAAGGCGGCAGACCAGATTAACAAAATGTTTGGACTTAACATTGAGGTTAATTTTAGGGAAGAAGTAAAAGAAATGTTCCGGGACGATAACGACACGGAAGAAAAGGAGGTAACAGACTATGAGTAAATACACAACGGAAGTACGTTATATTTGCGAAACGGCGGCGGGTCTGGAAACTTCCGAGGGTTATTTATCCGTTAATCAGATTATTAAAGCGGCGTTACCGTCCGTGTTTGATTTTGATTTTCCAATCTTTGACGAAAAGTACAGACCATTACTTGAAACAAAGATTTTGAAACATTTTTACACCCGTGAAATTGGGTTAGAAACGGTTGGTTTATGGAAGTTAAAACTTGATAGTAAACTTAACGAGATTATGCCGTTTTATAATCAGCTTTACAAGAGTGAGTTAATCGAATTTAATCCCATGTATGACGTTGATTTAACCCGTGACCATAAACTTAATAAAACAGAAACGACAACGCAAAAAGGAACGGAAGATATAACAGCGTCAAAAAATGGAAACATTTCTGACAATACAAATGTTGATGAAACAACTACACAGGATACCCACAAAGAAAGTACCACAAACAACACAAGCGAAACTAACATTAACAACACCACAGGAAGTACAAGCGAAGAAACCGCAAGTGCAACTAAGACACATTATGACAAGTATTCAGATACCCCGCAAGGTTCATTAACAAATGTTCAGAATGATACTTACCTTACAAATGCTAGAATGGTAAGTGATAATGACGGTCAATCAGGTAAGACAACCGTAAACGGAACAGATGAAAGTAAAGGAACGACTACAAGCGAAACAATAGGAAATGAAACAGGTTCTAACACAACGGAAGTTTCAAACAATACACGCAAGGATATTGAAACAACCGATAGCGAAAACCGAAACGCAACCCAAACCGCTAATAAAGACCTTAACAGTATTGATGATTACTTAGAGCATGTGAAAGGTAAAAACGGCGGAGTTTCCTATTCGACAATGTTAATGGAATATAGAAATACATTCCTTAACATAGATATGCAAGTTATAAATGAACTTAATGAACTTTTCTTAAATTTATGGTAAGGAGGAACAAAAATGAATAATTTTACAGAGGTTAAACCATTGTGTTATTGGGTTCAACACGTTTTACCGCTTGTATATGATGATAGCTTATCATATATGGAGTTACTGGCAAGAGTGACAAAGCGGCTTAATGAGTTAATCGAAAACAACAACAAGTTGCCTGATTACATTATGGAGTTAATCAAAGAGTACATTTCTAGCGGGGAGATTGAAAAAGTATTAGCGGAAGTTTTGGCTAACTATATGCTTAATGTCAAGTTCCCGCCCGCCGGCTTAACGCCCGCAACAGGTGACGGCTCAACGGACGATACTGAAGCTATTCAAGGTTGTATTGATTACGCCTTTAACAACGGGGGTATGTCTGTTTACTTCCCGTCAGGTTCTTATTTGACGCAACCGTTAACACTTAGAAACAAAGCCACGCTTTTCGGTCAGGATAGATATACAACCCGGCTTGTTATGAAAGGCGGTGCAACAACGGCAATGTTCACGGGTGACGTTGACGAACTCACGTTAAGCGGGTTAGGTTTTGACGGCAACATGGATATTCAGGTTAACAACGTAAACTTGTTTACTATTTCCGTTAACTCTGCTATCATTTCAAACTGTTTGTTGACGGACGGTTACGACCTGTTAAACATTACCGTAAACAATGACTTACAGTTAAATAACCTTTTGTTCCGTCATGCCGTAGAAAATGCACTTGTTCTTAAAGGAAACGGACTTGTTCAGGGTGAAAACCTTATCTTTAAAAGCGTATCAACACTTATTGGTAAAAACTTTATTGTTATGGACGTTTCTAAATCCATTCTTGAACAGGTGAAGTGTTACGGCGCAAGTCCTAACGGTGTTTTAATCAACGGTAACAACAACGTTGTTAAAATGTGGAATGAACAGAGCTTAACCCCGTTTGTTGATAACGGCATTAACAATAGCGTTACCGTTTATACTGATTCAGAGGTTAAAAAACTTACCGGAAGTAAAACGACTATTATTGGCGGCAACGTTACGGAAACTATAACAGGTAACAAGGGTGTAACATCGCATGACATTACAGAAACGGCTAACGGCGATAGAACGGAAAACACGACCGGAATACGTAACGAAACAACGGGCGGTAATGCGTCCGAATCAATCACAGGTGATAAGAACGTAACAGCAAAAAATTCTATTGAAACATTAACAGAAAATAAAACTGTTAATGCGGTTAAATCAACGGAATCTTTAACGGGTGATAAGACAGTAACCGCCGCTAATAGTATCGAAACTATTCAAGGTGATAAGACCATAACCGCCGGGGATATTAGCGAAACGGCAGAGAATAAAACAGTCGGAATAAATAAAATATTCCATTTAAGCGCAGAAGAAGTTGATTTCATAGTAACAAATGCTTTAACGATTTCAAGTAAAGATTTTGTTATTGACAGCACTAACCCAGCAACCTATAAGCAACCCTTGTCACTTAACAGACGTTATAATTATGTCCCGTTTAAAGATATTAACGGAGATGAATATAAAGTTTTGGTTGATAACGGTTTCGTTTCTGATTATGTTAACGTTAAGGACTACGGGGCTAAAGGTGACGGGGTAACAGATGATACACTGGCTATTCAATCCGCTATAAATTCATTACCTAATCAGGGCGGTGTTATTCTTTTTCCAATAGGTGAATATATAATCACTGACACTATCACTATTGGAAATGGCACTAAAGATAGTGTCAGTACAAAAAACTGTATAGCTTTAATTGGTGCTAATAACGCCGCCACTAATCTATCAGTATGGGCGGGTAATAACGGTACGTGTATTAGATACAAGGGAACAGCCGCTAAACCTATGTTAAGGATACTAGGACCAATATTAGACCCCGTAATAGAAAATATTACGTTATGGGGTGAAGATACGGCAAGCCACGGTATTTATATGACTTGCGGAGGTCAAGCCAAAATAAACAAAGTAACAATTAGTAGTGTTACGCAGATAGGTTTGTTCATTGATGTATGGAATGGTTTAACCGTTGATGGTACGGCAAATAATATTCAATGTGAGTTTACAAACTTATTTATTAACGTAGCGTTTAACCCTAACGCAATTTGTATTAAAACACAAGCATACGGAAATAAGCCTAACGTTGATACTAATATGTGTACGTTTAGAAATATGTTTTTACTGTATAACGGAACAGGCGGTGCGGCGTTATATTTAGGGTTTATGGACGCTTCACTTTTTCAATCAATACATTGTTACAAAAACGGAGATACAAACGGTTCACACTCAATAGTGTTCGACGGCACAGAATTAACGGGTTATCCACATGAATTAGCTTTTTACAATATTTCACCGTCAACCGACGGTTACGACGTTAAAGGCACTATTGGTAATATTCAATTTTACGAATTGATGGTTGGTGATGGTGCTCCTGTTCCTAATCACCCGTCGATATCAGGGTTTACAAGTTCCCGGCAGATTTTCGGTCAGTATTATTTTAGTAATACTATTTTATTACAAGACGTTACACCTGCATTAATGTTTGTAGCCAACAATGAGGCTAAACAAATGCGTTTATTAAAAAATGCTACGGGTTCGGCTGATTATGGGTCTGTTTGGGAAGATACGACAGCGGGGCAAGTTACTTCATTAGGACTAAACAATCATCAATTAAGGTTAGACGGCGTGTTAATTTTTGATAGTAATAATCCGAGCGGTTTAACATTTAATGCGTTAGCTTTACAAAACACATGGACGGGAACGCTTTACTACGCTAAAGACGCACAAAATAGGTTATATATTAGAGGTAATTTAATTCCGGGTAATAAAAATTGGGGCACTATTATAGCACAATTACCCGCAGATTTTAGACCTACTATTTCATGCTGTCTTACCGGGTTCAATGTTGATGGCGAAGTTATCAACGGTATTGTTATAGGAACTGATGGCAATATTAAGATTTTTAAACCCGCTGACACTAACGCTTTTACTACGGCATTAGAGTTCAACCAGATTTTCACATTATCATAAGGAGGTAATAACAATGGAAGATATTTATAACAACTATCGTATGATTGAAGAAGTTAAGGAAAGAGCGGTTGAACGTGGTTCAGGTGTAACAGAGTTTGAAAGCTACGACAGAGTAGCAAAGATTGAACGTCGTTCAGGTGTGGAAGAATACGCCGCCGGGTTTAATGATTATCATGGTTAACTTTTAAAATAATACTTGACATTAACCGCCTTTTCTGATATACTTAATATATCAAAAGAAAGGCGGTTAAAGTTATGAAAGTATTTGTTTATTCCAAAAAGACAAGCAAGAAAATAGCGGAGATTAAACAGGTTGGTAACGTTATGGAATGTGAACTCGCGGCACAGATTTTAATAACAACGTACAGCGGCGAAACATTCAAGTTTAACACTAACGAAGTTAAAACAACTTCATACCAAAACTAATCAGCCCATCACCCACACACCACACCCGGTGGTTAATGTTAACACACCGCCGGGCGTGTCCTGATAAGGTCAGGTAAGGACGGTAAAGCAAACGGACGTTCTCTCTCTGTTAGAACACGGGCTTAAGGTTAAGACTCGTTGGGGAACTTAATAGGGAG